TAAATTGTAAAATATAAAAAGAATGAAAGAATCCAGACCAAAAGAAATTGTTGATCTGTCATTAGAATAATTTTTCCTTGATATAATTAAGGGATACTTTGAATCCTTTTTGAAGCATGCACTGTAATATGTAAGCAGGTCCAAGAAACCAGTACGCAACACCCAGATCCTTTTTAGCCTTGATAACACAATTTGCCAGTGACGTTTTAAATTCTGGAGAGGTGGGTTCTAATACATCTTCTACAACTTCAACTATCACCTCTTCTACTGTTTCTTCAACCTCTTCTATTATTTCTTCGGCTGAAGGGATCTCAAGATCCTCGAAATATTTTATCACATCTTTTAAGATCTTCAAGGCAACATCTGTTGAATGATAAAGAGAAGCCAGGACAACAGGTCTAGGTACATTCAGATCGATTGTAGGGATTGGTTCCGCCAGGGCTATTAACTTAGAAACTGCACTCGCTTTCTTATCGATCATAGAAAAACCCAACCAGGCACCAAAAATTATGATCGGCTGCATTACTGGAATCAACGCCTGGAGCCATCTGGTGAAATCAATGTTTTTCATGAGCTCCTCGAAATTATCTTCTTTCTTCATAATCTATAACCTGTCAGCATACATGAGATGGATCCATTATTGGCACTCTCTGTTGCCTGGATCTTAACGGTTGAATTGGGGGGTATAATGAATTCAAACATTTTAGGTTGTTGCCCACTGTTATCAGCATCGACCACGAATTTTTCAACGAATAATGCCTGGCCGTCTACATTGATCGTATAGCTTAGAACCTCGCCTACTGATATGGCGCTCCAGTCTATGCCCAGGGTGATCCGCGTCAGGTAAAAGTAGGAAGGATTCGTATAACTAAGGAGAGTGACGGCTGAAGAAGCCAGGGTGTAGGAGCCTGACCAACCGTATATGTTCCCATCTTTTACCCTTGAAATAGACTTAGACGCGGCTAGGGTCATGCATCAACGGTAAACTCTGCCAGTTATCATACAGGTAGTTATTCGACCCGCACTATCACCATTAGATTGACTAACGACTACAACCTCAGTGAGAGGTGGAATTATTATATCGTTATAACCTAACATCGGCGAATCCTCACCGTCTGATTCAACTTTAAATCGTGCCACAAGAACCCCATTAAAACTTAGACTCCAGGCAGTTATGTTTCCATTGTCTAAACCAGTTGGATCCGCAGAAGCGTTACAAGTTAAACGCCCAACAACATAATATTTTCCTGTTGCAAAAGAAAGCCTGGTATCCGAACTAGTAGATGCAGCTTCTCCGACAGCGTATGCGTACAGATGATCCTTAACTATTGTAGAACCTTTTTGGGTTCCACTAAAGGTGGCATTGCTGCCTATCTTCTCTTTAGCCATTCATTAGATCTATTCGAAATAGAGTGTAACAGATCCAGAACTTGCGGAAGCCGATCCAGCACTTGCGAATTGAATCGCAATCTGTAGATCTATGTTATTGGCAGTGCCAATAGCGAAGGCAACAGGGATGGAATTGAAACCTACACATGCTCCAGCATCCGCAGTATCTCCAGCAACCCCCATAATGGTAAAGTTCTGTTCTGAAAAGTCAGATCCAAGTAAACGACATACTACCTGGTATCCAGCAGCATTCTTTGTATCAAAGGCACAATCGACCCTGCTGATCCTGGAAGCTCCGCCAGGCACTTGAATATTACCCAGGTTAGAACTGTTCATGTTATCTGTCAAAGAAAAATATTCTTTGTCTGTAGGCGTGCTGTCAAACGATCTCTGTATTGTTGTTACCATTAGAGTCTAAAGTAAAGCTTACTTCCTCCGAGTTTTAGTTGTGGAAACTGCTTACGTGCAAATGCTCCCAAAAGAGCAATGCCTCCGGCAGTCACTAATGTCTTCCTTCCGTCATTGGTTCCGATCATATTAACCGCATTACCTGCTAGGGTACTGAATGCAGTTCCTAATTGACCGTCAGTAACGTCCTTGATCACACCTTCTACAATAGACGTTCTACCAAAAGCACCCGTGATAGTCTTTCCAGCGTTTAGGTATGCGGCTATTGCCAGCCCGCTAGCCATACCAGTTATAGACGGGTGGGGAATTCCTTTTCTCATTTTATTATTACTCCTTTTCGGATTATTTCTGCGAACGTATGCCCGACGGGCGGTCTTTCGAACGCCGCCTTTCCTGGTGGATCGCCTGGTGCGTTTGGATGCCTTGAAGGCACGCCATCCTTTCTTGAATCCCATCTTTGCGTATTTCTTAGGGAGTCCAGGCTTAGGCACATCCCCATTTAGGAGAATTGCCTATTTAACCTAATTGGGGGCTTTAGAACAGTGTTTGCAAAGTACTCTTCCATTAACTCTAATCCCAATGTATGACTTTGTCCAGGCTTCACATCTAATACAGATTCCACCAGTCCGATTGTTATCGGGCATGGGTTAACCAACATTTAAAACAAAGACTTGACGTTCTTTTCCTCCAAACGTCATTTGGTAATTTGTGACAGTAACAGACATCACCTCTATACTCTGCGTTTGTTAATTCTACTTTTCCATACTTAGTGCAGATCATTCAATAACCTTTCTGGATTTTTCTAATTCGACACGGTCACGGTACTCGCCTAAATATAATTCCGAGTCCTTTAAACGATCCTCCATTTCTTTATCCCATACCCATTGACCCTGATAACCACATTCAGAACAGTTCTCTAAGCCTGGTGGATTCAATGCCTGGCAATCACGTTGATCACACTTCCAGTAATAACGATGAACGTCAAATACCGTTAAAGGTTCATAAGCAGTTAGCGCCATGTTCACGATATGCGACCTGGTGCCTTCATTCTTCTCCAGGTATCTATCTATCAAAGCGCTAAGCTTTTTGTCCATGCTGATAGATACAGACATGACAGCGCGTCTCTTACGACCCATTGTATTTCACCCCACAATTATCACAGTAGTTGGGTTTGTAATCAGGTTCGTCATATTCAACGGTATTGTGACATTCTAAACAAACAATGACAGAATGGACATACCTGGTCATTCGAACCCCAATTTCTTAGCTAAGTCATTTAATTTCTTCAATGCTTTTAGTTCTCTTTTTCGATTATTCATAGTTTCCTACACCACACCAATCACTGAAAACCTACTATATAATATTATATCTGTTATTAGAATGAAGGCGAAACACCATACTCTATTATAATACCTAGAACCCTTTTTACCTTATATATATATATAATATTAAATCTTTCTTCTTTTCTGTGTGTGAAATAGGGGGTATTCTGTGTTTCTGAGGCTTTTACTTAGCGTTCCTCAGCGAGTCCCATGCGTACTACAGCGTCAGTTGGGCGTTTTTGTTGCGTTTTGACTGCGTCAGTGATCATCGGCAACATTTTAGAAGCCAGTGCTTGAACATACCAGGGTTGTCCACTTAGATCCTGGGTGATATTATGCAAAAGAGAAAGATTAGAACCTTCTTCAGAACCTTTCAATTCTTTCGCAGCATTTCCCATTGCCCCCATCCAGAATTTTTTAAAACTCTCACGCGCTTGTGGAAGCATAAATTCCTCAAAATCGATTAACATCTGTTCTCTGATTTTTTTAGTGATCACATCTAACGACATTAGGAGAGTTTCGTCAGATTCAGAACTCTTCAACCAGGACTCTATTTTTTTTTGCGTTTTTAGCGGGATCCAAATTGTGTAAATTGTAAAATATAAAAAGAATGAAAGAATCCAGACCAAAAGAAATTGTTGATCTGTCATTAGAATAATTTTTCCTTGATATAATTAAGGGATACTTTGAATCCTTTTTGAAGCATGCACTGTAATATGTAA